CTGGGTGTATTAAGCATATATTATATACATGGTATGATTCAAGAGAGTCATACTAATAGCTATTTTAAAGGGGGCTGATAAGCAATGACGAGGCCCACATATGTACGAAGGGGAGGTAAATGTATAATGGAAACAGAAACATACGGAATGGGCTAAAGAGGGGTCCAACAAAGAAGGGAGCAGGTTAGTCCTGCCCCCTTCCCGTATGTTTCTATTCCTCATTTGCATCTTCTTTTTTAGCAGCTTCCTCTTCTGCGATCATTCTTTCAATCTCAGCAAGTTCTTCTGCTTCTTTTCTAGCTGCCTCTTCTTCAGCAGCTTTAGCAGCAGCCTCTGCTTCTGCCTTAGCTTTTTCCTCAGCTTCTTTCTGAGCCTGCTCCTCAGCAGCCTTTCTTGCAGCTTCCTCTTCTGCTTTCTTTTTTGCTTCTAATTTAGCAGCAATCCTAGCTGCCTCTTCTTCAGCTTTTCTCTTAGCTGCTACAATAGCAGCAACTCTTGCAGCTTCTTCCTCTTCTGCTTTCTTCTTAGCAGCAGCAGCCTCTGCTTCTGCCTTGGCTTTCTCTTCTGCATCAACATTATTATCTACATCAGAAATGATAGATTCAATATCATCAAGATTACCATAAACAATCTCATGTTTACTACCATCTTTAGCCTCAGCAAATACTTTTGCTCCAGAGTTTAAGCATCTTCTGATCTGCAGTTTTGTGAGATCCATACGAGTGGATCTTTTAATAGGTGACGAAGCAAGACCTAAGATAGGTCTACTGGGTTCTACTATTACTTTCATTGTATTCCTTTCCTCCTCTTATTCTTCTCCTGTGAATTCCATGTCATCCAGAGAATCAATTGCATCATTGTTAGCAAAATCTCCAGCGAGTAATTCCATCTCAGCAGCGCTATAATCTTCTGCATCTTCAGCAGCAGCATCACCTGCAAGATCAATAGAATCATCATCTTCATCTTCTGTGAAGTCTTCGATTTCATCATCATCTGCTACAATATCATTAGCAAATTCATTAATAGCTGAACTACCGGTAGCGCAAGATTCAACATAGCTTTCAACTTCAGCAACTAACTCATCGTACTCAGGATCTGTTAAGATCATTGCGTCTAATGGATCCATAGGATCAAATGCAGTATATGTTTCCTTATTCATAGTCCTCATCCTCCTCATCTTCATAGTAATCCTCTTCATCAAAGTCAGGATATTCATCGCAAGCAGTATCAATTCTATCGATCTTCTCTTCTACATCCTTATCTCCGATTAAAGTATTTACCATTACAGTAGGCACACCATCATCTACATTTCTTAATGCATCATCTAAGTCAGATAAGCCAGCCATCTGATCAATAATATCTCCATATTCTGATGCATCTAATGCTTCTTCTTCAATATCTTCAATAACCGCTTCATTGAAGATAGCTTCAACGGATTCATACTCCATATATCAAATTCTCCTTTCTGGAAAAATAATGTGTCATAAATTACTACTATGTTGAAATTAGGGATTTTATGTATCTTTCAACACAATAAATCACTATAGGTAGAGTATAATAGAGCTGCTGCGATGCAGTATACTCAATCTGCTCTAATGCCTCTATATCAGCATCTGACACAGGAATCATTCCATTCATGAATTTGATTACTATATTCAGATAAGCATTATACTGATCATAAGTATAGAGTACATTATCATAGATACAATGAAGGAAATCATGATCAAATGTTTCTAATGATCTAGATGACTGCATAGTAAATGCTTCATTATACTTCACGGTATAATAACTCTCCTGCCTAGTAGTAAATATAGTGGTCATATTATCAATGATTCTATATACTCCCACATTATTAGCAGTCAGAATTCCTTCTTTATCTCCAGTCTCTATACATCTATAAATAGAATCAGCATAATCTATAGAGAATGTCTTTGGAATTGGATTCTTATGAGATACATACATATAGTCCTGACCAGTACCAGACATAAGACTATGCTTAATGATAAACTCTATTACCATGGAATCATTAATATGATACTCAGTAAGTAAATCAAAGGTGAAAGTCTGTACTCTATCATTATAGAATAACTCTTTATAGTACTGTCTCAAGATAGTATCTATCTCATCTAGCTTCTCTGCTAAATCATACTTAGAAGATAATACTATAGAATTATCCTTAGTACCCACATTAGATGGAATAAATTTATATTCCTCTACAATCTGTTTCTGAAGATGATTCCAATTACCACTATCTGTCATATCTAATTCATAAGACATCTTATGAATATTATTTCCATCATCCATAGTATCATCAGATACATCAGTAATCTGGAACAGGTAGTGCTTCTGATCATTATTCAAATAAGGAATCTCAAAATAACAACCAGGAGTAGGATTAATAGTATTAGGAAGATCTGTACAATCTCCCTGCACAGGATCAGCCTCTAGTCCATTCTCCCCATTAGAATAATGAATCTCTATTCTCTCCAAACCATATAAATATACATCATATATCTTCTTAAACCTTAACGGTGAATGTGCTCCAACCTGTTCAAATTCCATTCTAGTAGAATCATCCAGAGTAGTCTCTCGTGAATCTAATTCATAGAATATTACTGGAGTAGCTTTAGTATTCTCAAAAAGATAATATGGATTCTTGAGCATATCTTTTACTACACCCTTGGTTATAGTATCCACCATATCTCTATGCTCTGTATTAATAAATTTTCCCAACTTCGATCACCTCCAATTACATAAAAGTTCTAGTGAGAAAAAACTGGGAGCCTAATAGCTCCCAGTCTTCCTTTCAAGCACATATACTGAATATCTATCAGGCTTACCATCTTGCCCCAAATGATATCTTGCTTTAAAACTAGCCATACAATCTTCAGTATCACTATCCCACTGTCCGGTATCTTCCAATTTATATCCGAGATGCATTAAAGCTCTCTGGATATGTAAAATTTCCCTTATAGTATATCCCTGCCTTACAGGTTTATACTTGTATACAGTTTTCAAAAACCCACCTTCTTTTCCTTTAGAAAGGATTTGTTTGTATTGGATACATGTAATCAAACTCCGGATTATGCTGATAGATTTTGGCATTCTTTAAATACTCAAGTTGCTGTAATTCGATACGATCTTTATTATGCTCTATACAATTGCATTCTAAGAAATGATGAAGTTCTCTGGCAATAAAGATAGTACAAGATGGAATATATGTCTCAAAAACTCTATTCAACTCGAAATTCAACCATTTATACTCCGTGTCATGCTCAGTATCCCTATCAATAACAGTAAAATCTTCCTTAGGTTCTGGATAGGGATTCTTGACAGTAATCTTTGTAGAATCTTTATTTGATATCTTGCCATTATTAATAGCAAAATCCATCATACTATGATAAGCTCCCATTACATCCAATGATTTATAACGATCTTTATGAGCTATATAAATATCATTAATTACATGCATTGGATTTGCCCAATCATTTCCACGTATATCTTCATTATAATCAGGATGTATGCCTAAAGACTCAAAGTAGAAATCAATAGCTACCAAAAAATCATATCCAAATTGATTAGGCTCATAGCATAGATCAACGTATGGATCAATTACTCTACGCTGAGAATATGCAAGATCTTCATATAATTGAATTTCTGCTTCTTCTAAAGTGATAGTAGTTCTATCATCATGTCTTTTCAATATATGATTATACCCAATACGATCATCATGCTTTTCTAAATATAATGGTGTGGCAGACTTTATAAGATCGAAACCATAATTATCAAGCAATAATCTACATGTACTCATTACTTAGCATTCTCCTTTAAACTTGCAATTGTTTTAGGCCCAGCTACTCCATCCATAGTAAGTCCTTTAGCCTTCTGATACAACTTAACCTGTGCTGCAGTCTTGCTACCATACTCACCGTCAATAGTAAGACTGGCACCATGCCTGTTAAGTTCAAATTGTATCCACTTTATATAAGAACTATTAACAGTTCCTACTTTAAAAGTAGCTGTAGAACTTGGAACTTTGTACGGATTTGTAGTAGATGAGCTAGTGCTTTTACTGACAGCAGTATCAAATAGAGTTTTCTCAGCATTACGTCTTTTCATAAGACCTGTCTTTACTGCTGTATTTGATCCCCAATAGATTAGAATATTCTTAGAAATATCACTGATTGATTTAGAATTTGAAATAAGTTCTTTTAGACCTTTGATACCTCTATTATATGTATAATCCACGAGAGCATCAAATTGATTTTGGTTGAGAGAGAATTTACTTGCATTTGTAGTAACTAAATTCTCGAAATACTTTAAGTCTTCTACCAAGTAAGCATCAGCTTGAGCCTGCGTAATCTTGTCTGTTGATTTGATGGAGGCATTGCAATGCCCCCACCCAATGGTATAATTAGATTCACCTGTGCCTTTATAGGCTTTAAGTGAACAAGACTCGAAGCTTTTCAGTAATTCCAATCCTTTGCTTCCCATCTCCATAATTATACCCCATCATTCTTGAGCTTCTTAATAGTTGCAGGACCAGCGATTCCATCTGCTGTGAGTCCTTTAGCTTTCTGGTAAGCTTTAACTTGAGCTACAGTCTTATCTCCATAGCTTCCATCTACTGTAAGATTAGACTTCCACATATTAAGCTCAAACTGTACCCACTTAACAGATTCTCCCTTAGAGCCTTTCTTGAGAGTAACACCTGTAGATGCAGGAGCAGTATATGGATTTCCATTCTCTGCTGTAGTGGATGTCTTCTTAGTTGTTGTAGTAGATGTAGTAACAGTGGTATCTGTTCCAGCTTCTACCGAATCAAAGTCAATATTTGCAAAATAAGCATTAGCCTGAGTCAATGGATATGATTTCTGATTTACAGAACCACCATTACGTACTACACCAGCATCACTAGATGTATTTCCTTCTATAGTATAGAACTTAGAAGAATCTACTTTAGTAACGATAGCAGTATGAGCAATTCTTCCTAATGTAGTATTATAGAAGAATACGGGTGCTCCTGCTTGCGGCTTATTGGTTTTCTTTGCTTTGGTCTGAGTAGCTCCTGTTGGAGTATATGCGAACAAATTACCACCAAGTAATTTCTTAGCTGCTTTGAGTCCATATGCCTCGACATACATCATGGACAGATACATAGCACACCATGCACTGCCATTAAGATTAGTTCCCATGATCTTGTCATAGTCTCTGCTAAACCTGGTATAATTATTTAACCCAGCATTTGCAGTAAAATCATCAAGTTTAGCATTTGAAGCCTTCTCCAAGTAGCCATCATACTTTTTAGCTGTCGTAACGACAGTCGATGCTTTACATTTAGCCATTTCAATTACCTCCTTCACTAAATGATCAACTTGTTACCATTAAGTTCAGGATACAAAAAATAAGGCCCTAATGAGCCTTACATTTTATGTATTACTTCATTGATTCTATCCAATGGAACTCCAAAATCCTTCTCATACTCTTTGGTATTCCTATGAATATACACTGGAATTCCATATGGTTGAACCAGATCATATATATAATCTAATTCCTCTAAGCCAGTAGCATCATTATCTGGATATAGATGTAATTCTATATAGAATATCTTCAATTTAGTGAATATATATCTTAATAGCCCAGTATAACCAGATCCACCGATAGCCATATAAATCTGCTCAGGATCTTTTCTAAGATTATAATATACAGAGAGAATATCAAACTCTCCTTCTGCTATATTGATCTTAATTCTATTAGATGAATTAAGATTATATCTCCCAGGAATTATATAGAATTTCTCAAGATTATCATACTTACCAAAGATATTGTATCTGATGTATCGTTTATCGATATTCTGATGCACTTTACCTTCAGCAACCAAGCGTCTCATATTTATATATGCATTATCTGCAGATATAAATCCCACGAAATAATCATTCAATTGTTGTAATATATCCTGATCTCTCGTATACTCTCGGATATTATTATTTCCTAATAAGTCTCCTAAGTTTAAGACTATCTTTTTAGATAGAGCTTCTTGATAATCTATACTAGTTCCCAATCTATCATTGATATACTTCAATTTCAATTCAGACATTCTACCTTGAGATATATAAGTATTATTAATTCTGTATATATCTCTACCCATATAATTTCTATTTACTGGATTAGAATAAGCTCTCTTATTATGGGCAGATAAATATGCACTAGCATCTGAACTAAATATGCCCCATCTATTTAATATTTCAGGGGACATATTCACATGCATCTTACATTTATGACAATATGCCCAAGATATTTCATCATCTGTCTGAGGAATTGCTATATACATATGAGCATGCGTGGGATCTTTAGAATCTCCACATTCAAAGCATCTGCATAAAACAAATCTGCCTCCTGATGCAGAGGAAGCAGATGGAATAGAGTCTATCAGAAATTGTCTATATGAATTTGAATCCAACCACTTCACCTCCATCGAAAAAAGTTTAGGGTACCACTAAGGTACCCTATATGTATTTAGATACTGTCAACTTCCTTCTCTTCCAGAATCTTATCCTTTACAAGAGTATCATATGTTTCAATTGCCCTATCAGGATATCTATATCCAGACTGGAAAGTAGCTTTAACCAATTCGAGAATAACCTCACCTTTAGTCATCGGTAATCCTCTAGAATCTCTTACATTTGATACGACTGTTGCCATAATATTTATCCTCCTCTATAGTAATTTACAAACTCTAGATGAATCTCTAGTCTTTTGCAATAATTGATCATAGCTAGTAATCTTCAATTCACGTAATATATCATTGTAGAAGATACTGTAGAAATTCCAAATATCTTCTTCTTTACCATAATATTTACCATGCTTATATACTAGCTTCATTGCTGCTATAACAGCTTTCTTAAACCCACTAGGAACATGCTGGCCAGCTTGTATCCAGCATGAATATCCTAGATTTAAATAAGTTTCACATGCGTATAGATCAATTAGTCTAACATATATCATCTCCACCACCTCCAACTACTATACATTATTTCGCTAACTTCTGCATATTGATAATTCCCCATAAACCGAATGCCACAGAACATGCTACAGCATTACAACGATCTACAGAAGGTCCAATACCAGTATTCTCATCTACTACTGCTACCGCATGACCTTCATCATAATAATGAACATCTCCACCATGCATAATATCCTTGCATACATAGTTAAAATACTCAGTATTATCTTTGATACAATTATCATATACTTCATGGTTCACTAATACTGTATAGCAGCAGAACGATTGGTCATATGATACTGTAGCATCATTGATAACTCCAAGGAAGTTATCTGGATAGTCTGCTCTACCAGAAGTATAGATAGGAGTAATATCATCTGTTAAGAATGCATCTACAGGATATTTATCCATGGTATCGCATACAATCTTAGTGAATGTATCTACAGCTTTGTAGATCATATCTTCACTAACTTCACTAGCCTTATGAGCAGCCTTCCCCAGCATTCTTACTGACAGCATCTTATTAGATCTACCAATAGAAGCAATTACATTTCTCAACTCAGGATTCATCTTGAGAATATTAGAGAATAATGTACTACCAGCATCATTCATCTTATTCAATTTGGCTTCAAACTCGTCCGTTATATTAGTATACATAAATGGAGTCCTATCAGGTAGGAACTCCATCTTAAAGTCTTGTGTAAAATAATCTGATTGCATAATTCATCTTCTCCTTTCAAATCAGCATTACATATATGAGAAATTCCTCGATAATAATATCAGGAATAATCTCTATAGTTTTGCCATTAATACTAGGATCATTATAATCAATGATCGTAAAATCACTACTCAATACAGTAGCAATCATTCCAAGCAATTCCTTAACAATCTTAGAATCGCCTGCTTGATACATTAATTCATTACCATCTTCACCATATCCCTCAGGAATCTCCTGATACTTTCTCAAGATCTGTGGATATAATTCAGATGACTGAATCTTAACTAAATCTTTTCTATTAACAGACTTTCTGCTGATAAGTTTATCTACCCTGCTGCTAATTACATAGGGTAGCATTACCAGACACTGGGACTGCAGTATTCTTTTCGCTGCAATCATAAGTTTGATGTAGTCTATTCTATTAATAGAATTGGCACTTATAGTATTTCCAAAATACTTATAAAAGAGATTGAAGATAAGACGCTTCTGAAAGCTATTAATAGCTGCATCATAATCTCCAAGCTCATGGAAATAGAAATCTATTTCTGCTTGATCAAAAGGTCCATAGAGAGTCTCTATTAAATTCATAGTAGCCTCAGCATTGACCTTATTGATAAGATAAAGTGCAAAGTGTTCACACCTGACGTTGAAGTAATCTCTCTCAGGTGCAGTTCTCTTATGAACTTCTCCGGCTGTTGGCACGGATGTTCTGACTATATCATGATCTCTAATGAGATCCCTAACATTTCGCCACCCACTTGGGCGCTACTCTACTCGCTTCGTGTATATCTCTATACCTTATTTTCATCACCCAGCTGCCAACTGTTTGGAATAGTAATTTAGCTTTCGATAGTCGATGAACGATAAACAATATAATATTGGAATTCTGCAGTTATTTCAATATTCATATTATAAACTTGCTGCTGATTAGCCATTTAGACAAGTAAGCTTTGGCATACTTACTTGAATGGTACTTATCCTATATAGTTTCTTAAAGCATTCGCGCCCACCATTTTCAGGTCACGCTGTAGCATATATAGGCTTTAGTGCTTCCCAGACAATTAGAAAGGTTTGCATATAATGTCACCATTATATGGAGCCATTTTATTAACTCGTTTTGCCTAATGAGTGTGGACTCATATTTCGTTGTCTTAACTATAGGTATTACCTATATGACGAGACTATATCTTCATCTCAGATATACTATTACCATATACCTGACATGCCTCCCGTTTCGTGAACTTAATCACTATCGATACTCGCTTCATATACAATTGTATATTTATCTTCAATCCGCCTAGTATACTGGTGTGAATCAAACCACTATTTATGGTATTTCTCCAAATGCGGATATCTAGCTTTTTCTAGTCGTTGAACGTTCATATTATTATAATATGCTTCATGGCTGATTGTACATTACTAAAGTACTTAGGGTTTCCCCATATACCATCCCGATACTTTGTTTCTAACTTTCGTTTCCGTATAGGCTCTCGGGCTTTAGCACTTCCCAGCGTGGACTTTAATCCAAGAGAGGTTTCTACGCTGCCTCACGACAACGCGCGACTGTAATCCAATCGAATTCACTTGTGCTATCTTCATCCCTTCTGGAACTAGATAGACTTATAAAACTATACTCATATCCTATATCTATGGTGAATCTCGTACAATTTTTTATACTTACGTAATTAAGACTTACTATATTAGCCTCAAATACATATTTAGGCATCAGATTCAATATAATATTGCGCACAGCTGACTGGGCATGTGTTATGATATTAATTCCTCTAATGTCTTGCATATTCCATAGCTCTTCATCATTCCGAGCTTTCTCTTTTACATTTGTAATAGAAGTTTCATATAGCTTCGCAAACATATCGACATCAAATAATTCAAATATCTTATCAAATGCCTCTAATAGAAACTCATCTACATTTTCAACTTTCTTTACATATGCAAAATGTGTTAAGAGTGGAATACTGAGATTCATCAATATACTCATATGCATTAGAATACGAGCATGATCATCGGTATATTCAAGAGCCGGATTCTTTGGATTTTTATACTTGAGATGTATATGATAATTATCCATTACCATGCATCCCACTTTACCATAGATATCCGATCTTAATATATACCGAATAATATCAGAGATAAACATCTCTTTTGTATACGATGGCTCATAATCAATATAGTACTTGATCCTAGCCATCACAGATAGATATTCTTTATCCGTATCATAAAACTTTTCAAAGTAATTTATGTACAGACATAAGTGAGGTCTCATCTCATCAGAATTATAGCACTTCTTCGGAGATAAGATAAAACAATTTGCAGGGTTATCTAAATCCTCACTATTATAGAGAACCCTAGTGACGGGTGCGAATAATGCACCCTTACTGCTACGTAATAAAATGTCTTGTTGTTCTGGTATCCAATTATCCACAGGGATAAAAGGTAACCCTCGGTTAAATTTTACACATTCTTCCATATTACATTTACCCTCCTACGTATATAATATATAACCACAGTGCAATTTGCTCAATATTCTATATACGCTTCGTTCGCTTAGTCTTCGGTGTCTTAGGCGTAGTCTTTGTGGTTGGAGCCTTAGACACTAATTTGGTTCTCTTTGTTTTCGGAGTCACATGACCTGGTTGCCTGACTTCTTCATCCGGTAATTGTTCGGGTGGCTTAGGCTTTTTCTTTGGTTTAGCCTCTATACGTTCAGAAACCTTGGTCTCTTGATCCTCAACAGAATCCAATAGTATTCTTTTATCATATGGCTGTGCCATAGAATCTAAACGAATCTTAGAGAATAAATTCTTATTTTCCATAATGAGATATGCAAAATAAAAAGTTTTGACATAACCAATCTGGTTATCTCTATTACGCTCATCGGCATTTTTTCTCAATGCAGTCTTGGATATTCGTGGTGTTAAGTCTTTGATTAGTAGATCATTCTTGTGAAATGCATGCGTAAATGTGTACATAAACGATGGATCATTTGAGAAGAATCGTACCCCATAGTCCTTAATTGATGTAGAAATATCATGTCCCAGCCCGCTTGGAGTAAACTGTAATACTACGTCATAATAGAATCCCTCTATTGTCTCAGATGGAATCTTCATATGTATATAGTAGTCTGTCTTGGCTTTATAGACTATAAAGTCTATCTTGCCATTTTCACGTATATAAATAGTATCCAGCTTTGCTGAATACAACTGCCGATACATCTCTCTATGAGATATAACTGCATTTTTCATGCCGGCAGGATTATTTATATACTGTGGAAAAGTTGTTACCATGCGCCACCACCTCCTTAAAGAAATATAACTAAAAGTTCATTTAGTAATTATTTCTTATACTACTAACATTATTCGCAAACATTCAAAGTCAAAACATCTCCGTCTACAGAAGATGAAATAATACATGGATATTCATTAATGATGTCTGCTAATTTGAGATACATATCATCATCTAATATATCTTTAGTGATTGTACAGAGATGTCTAAACTCAATATGCACATGCTTTGTTGCATATACAGGATATCTGAGAACAACTTTACTGATATCATTGTTTAAAGAAGCTTCAATCATCTTTACTGTACCACTGCGTCTTACATCATGAATGATGATCTTCTTACGTAATTTTGATAAGCTACTGAGAGTGATCCCTACAGTGTTATACATTACAGGTCTTCCATTATTTGTCTTGCTTTTATTAGTATCAAAATATTCCGGAAGTACATTGAACAATGCAATATCGCTATATGGCTCATTCTCTACAGTTCCTATATAAGAAACTGCTAATAATTCAATATTATCCTCATTGATCTTCTTATTTGGGAATTTTGCAAGTGCAAAATCTTTAATCTTCTTTCTTATGCTCTCCATTGTCTCCACCCTTTACATTCAAGTCCTTCATAGCAATAAAATTCACTAATAGTTCCAAGTCCTTACGATCTAAAGTATACTCTTTGCATGATAAAAATCCAGATCCATCATTGGTATTTATATTCACATTAAGAGTATTATCGTCAATTTTAGTAAATGAGATACTGCCAAATCTACCATCGTCAAATTGCTTTTTAGCAATCTTGGAAATAGTGGCATAATCATTTCCATTCATAGATATCCCTCCTATTTGCAAGATTCGATGATCTTCTTTATATCATCAATAGAGATCTTAATATTAATGGTATTATAAATGGTCTTATTATCCTCCACAGTTTTTGTCCTACCAACAAAGTGAACGTCCTTTCCCGTAACGGCATTCAATTTCAAGTCTAAATCCTGTGCATCCTTCATTTTATTATCCTCCTTTTAATAAAAATAGCAGGTAGACTAAATAAAGTCTACCTGCAAAATTACTTAATCGTTCAAATACTTATTTCCTACAGGAGATGGTAACATAGCCTGGTTAGCAGTAAACATCAGAGTTATAATCTTAGCAATAGAATCCAAGATTACAATATCTGTATCAATGGAAGTAATTACTTTTCCATCATATTTCTCTGTAGCCAAGTTAAATGGATTGCCATATACTTCTACTCCATCAGAGATGATCTTATCTACTTTCTCCATATCTGTTTCATATGTAGAGTATAACTTCTCCTGCATTCTCTTATATGCAGATGCAATAATCAGAGCCATTAACTCGTCGCATGGATCTGGGTTCTCATCTGTCTTGAGCTGCTTCCATACAATCATAGAAGCCATATAACCCTCAAAGTTAGCAGCAAATCCTACGCCATTCTTTGCTGCTGAACGGCAACTAAGCACACAGTCTTCTACAAGATCTCTCTTAGCATCTCTATCAGAGATAGACATACCGCCTACAAAGAAATCAATCATATTTGCCTTCAGAGAGTTGATACGTCTCTTAAGCCCACCAATTGTGTTGGCATCAGCTTTATTATTCTGAGCATTTACCAATTCTCCCTCAAGAGATGCAAGTACAATATTATATGTCTCTGAATATGTAGGATCTCCATTATCATCTGTAACGATATTTCCATCATCATCTCTTACATAGATAAGTCTAGGACCAATGAATTTGGTCTTATCTACACCAGCAGATACTTCTTCACACATACCATAGAACTCCACTACATTATCTAATGTAGGGGCTAATCCTTTTTCCACATCTGCTTCATAGATCTTATCATCATTGTATTTGCAGATAGCTTTGCATCCACAGAGTCTAGAGATATCATTGAAATACTCAGTATATACTCCAAGATTAGTAATTACAAGAAGCGGTGGTTTCTGAGAAATCATTCCTGCTTCATTGTATTTATACATCATGGATACTACCTGCTCCATCAGAGATGACATATCTCTAGACATGATAGGAGATACGATTACTGTAGGAATAGGATCAATCTGATTCTGCAATGGAGACATGATATTCTCAATAATGATCTTTTCAAATAAAGAGATCATCTCTCTTGTATCAATAGGATCTAAGAAATAATAGATTCTAGCATTTCTAATAGTAGCATAACCATCTGATCCATTGACATATGCTACATCAGAATATCCTACATCCATAGATAATCCATCATATACCTTAACCATATCTTCTTTACCAGTATTAGGACGGACATCAATATAGACATCATTACCGTATGTAGCATAGATCTCTGTCATCTGAGAAGCAATCTCTTCATTTCCATTGGTAGAAATCATAGAGATATCATAGATATCTTCTAATTCTAATGGACGAGCAGCAGATTTAATCTCTTTCTTGATCTTATCTACTACTCTCTGGAAAGATCTGATCATTGCATATGGACGATATTTGGCTGCTTCTTCAATATTACATAACTCTTCAAAGATAAGAGCAGCCATCTCGATAGCAGATGATGTGCCATCTCCTACTTCTCTCTCTACACGGCTAGTAATATTCTCTGCTTCTGCCTGGATAGACATCTCAATGGGATCAATGTATGTATTGCCTTTCAATACAGTATGTCCATCCTTAGAGTATTTAGTAACCATTGTTTCTTTAGAGTTTCCTCTAATAATAGCAGTATTAGACTCCATAGGCCCATATGTAGCCATTACTTTCTCTGCTAAATCCTTAATGGTTCTAAGTTGTACTCTACGAAGAGAAGGCTTCTTAACGATATTAGAGATGATAATATCATCTACTTTCTTCTCTTCTTTCTTTTCCACTTTCTTAGGTGGCTTTGGAGCAGTGATTTCTTTTGGATCAACTCCAGATAATACATCTGCAACCTTACTCCAATCAAGTCCAAGTACATTTACTAATGCAACAAGTTCCTGCTCATTCTGCGGAGCAGTAATATGGATTACATTATCATCAGAATCATCATCTTCTATTACTTCTACCGGGCCTTCTTCGGTCTCGATATTAGCAATAGTTGTAGCTTTTTCAACATCACTCATCTTTCTTCTCTTCCTTTCTTATTTCATGCTTTAAATCTTTGTATATGTCAATAAAATTTACTTGACATTGATTAAGCAAGAATGCTCTTACTGGCTCTAATAATACAGCTTCTTCAGTATAGATTGCAGTAAACCCATATCTGGGAAGGTATATCATATGGCCATCATAATTTCTATAGTCAGCCAATTCAGTACAATCTTTGATTACAATAGGATCAAATCCTTTACAATTCATATTCTTCTGATCATACTCTTTATACTCCATATCAATCTTTGCTTCTTTTAATTTCTTCTTAAGATGAGCTCTCTCCAAATCATTAGAGAATACAACAGAAGTAGTGATATCAGACAATACAACAGGGGAACTAACGAATAGTTCCCCTATGCCTGTAAATGCTGAACGCTCTAGAATATCTGGATATCGTTGATTTATAAACTGATTATATAAATCCATCATCTCTTCTCCATCCATATCTGTTTCGATACAGATAGACAATGGATTCATATCAGTTCTATCAACTAATTTCTGTTTCAACTCTTGATCAGGTAGGTCAAGGACAGATAAATCAAATATATTCGCCCTATACTCATCTCTAATCAGTCTAATAAGACCAAAGTCTATATCAAAGATTGTTTTGAAGTTATATAATGGATGTATATCTGGTGATAAATCCGTCATGATAATTCTTTCTCCAATTCTTCAATACTACTTCTCTTAGTAGAACCATTATTCTTATTATCATCCTTATTAAAGAATGAATTTCCTACTGTGTGGGAATTATTAGACATCTTTCCTGTCTCTACTCCAAGCTTAGCAGCAATAGCTTCGATATTCTTCGGAATAGAATAATCCCACTTAATCATATCTGCTGTAGCTGCAGCCTGCGCTCCAAATGCACTATTAGCAAATGCATTACAAAGATCAATAAGCTGCTCAACCTCGATAGTATTATAGTAAGATTTATCTACTTCCATTTCATCAAGATTTGTCCACTCTAATGCATAATGATAATCTGTATTGAGCTTGTAATCAATACGAGACTCAAAGCTACCATCTGGTGTAACCTTACCGATTACAATAGTAGGCTGATCATCAATCATAGTTGCTGCAATGATAGGTCTGATTTCTTTAATACCAGTATCTACTCCATATGCTTTACCAGTATGACCCTCTGTAAATTCATTTAAGAACTTGCATAATTCACTAGCAAAGATAGATGCTTTCATAGGACTAAGTGTAATAGTAGCAACTGACTCCCACTTATAGTCCTGGGTAGGCTTAGAAATCTCCAATGTAAGTAATCCTGCAGAGAATCTCGGTGCCAATCTAAGCTTACCATCTCTCTGTTTAATACTCCATCTGCTCCAATATGATGTGGAATAAGTCCTGTTCTGGTTCTGATTTGAATCTCCTAATGCCATTTTATAATTCCTCCTTTGAATTTAAAAAATTGTAAGAGGCACACAATGGCGCCTCTTAGAAAGCTTTAATATGTGATTACTTCATAGTTCTACTTCTTGTAAGAATTTAGTATATTGCATAATACCTTTAAGTATTTAAAATATCCCCATTTGGAATTTCTATTACAATATATTAGAATCCTATTATTCACATCACTATACTCTTTACCAAATAAGCATAGCATGGCATAATTATAACCAGTAATAGTAATACCATCAAATTCAGTATTTACTTCTTTTATGCCATCAGTATACAATGCGATACCGTCACTGAATACCAATTCTTTGAGCAGTACCATGGTGTTATTACGATATTCTGATCTAGTGCCGGTAGCATATTTCTTTTCTATCCATTTTGATAGGATATCTATATGCTTGACACTCATACTCTACTCCTATATACGCTATAATTTAAAATTTAGGATCAGTGAGTACTCCATCCATAATATTGTCCGTAAGCATAGTCAAGGAATACATCGAAATAATTGCTTCTTTAGATGGAGATCTAATAATATTTCCACCTAAGTCTACATAGTTAGCTTTAGTATTCATATAAGCTTTAAGTTCTTCATTAGCTTCTGTAGTATAAACTCCTTTCAGAGTTACAGTATCTCCATCATAGTCACCTCCAATGGCTCCTAAGTAAAGATTACTCATTACAAAAGTATCAATAAACATAGAGCTTGTATCAGATCCAATATCCTCTTCTCTGATCTTTGGATAATACTTATAGAAAATATCATTGACTACCATATTCTCTGTCTCTATAGTAGAAGATACAGTGAGTCCTACAGGAAATTGGTTATATCTTGAATCCATAGGATATCGTGTAACTAATCCCACTTTATCGCTACAAGCTTCTACAGCAGCCTGATAGAATACATCTACCCAAGTAAGTTTTCTTTGATAGATAGCCTCAGGATTATACTGAGGATCTTCAGGATTACCATGAATACCTTTAAAGTACATATAATACTCTCTACCATCATCCTCTTCCACGGGTATTGGAATAGGAATGATACGGTTAGAATTACCATGAATAAATCTCTTCATCTCTGCGGTGATTCTCTCATCAGAGAATTCAATAAGCGGATCTTTTACATGGTAATACTTTAATTCTTTTGTCTCTGCATTTACACATGGATACAGAGAATTGGCAGCAAATTCCTTCTCAAAGAATCTTCTAACCAAAAAAAGCATATATGGATAAAAGATAGTAATAGCAGATGATAGTGGCACAGCAGCATGATCTAAGTCTACCATCTGATCAGACTTCTTCTCATACTTCACATTTGGAGCAGAAATAACCAAACGGCAAGAATAATCTGCTGTCTTGGATGTAACAGAACGTCTGATAATACCAAACTTACCCTGTAATCCTACACCCAGATCTTTATCCTGTATCATAGAATTAGTGTTGCCACTAAAGTAATCATATATGGCTAATATAGTTTCTTGAATACGTCCAGATGTAGCATGAGTCTTAGAGAGTCCATAATAATTCTCCTCAGAACTCTGATTAGCAAATGATATAAGATTGGAATACATCTTGTTGATGAATCCTACACCTACATTAGAGCCACTAGTATTTACGTCTCTATAATATGCAGGAATTACTATCCAATTCTTAATAAATGCTACCGGTTTATGGATATTCTTCTCTATATAATCAATCTTAAGACTTCTACTCATAGAGTCATTCTTCTTAAACTTGATATTATCAATATTCTTCTTTAGAAAGTCTATTCCGCTATCACCATTTTCATCTTCTACAAGATCCCCATCGCCATTAACTTTCCAAGTTCCAATACCATGTACTACTTTCTTAATATCTGGATTAACTTTGATCATTGCTTTATATAATGAAGGATCTATATAAGTACCATGGAGATCTATATAAGCATATGTGCCAGATCTTTCATCCATAGTAATGCCAAATATCTCATTAGATAATAATCCATCAGATGTAGGAACTCCTGCACGTTCAAAGAATGTAGGATTAGTAATCTGCTGTAGATCATTTCTCTTAATAAATTTGGTTTGATCCAATATCTCAGCACTGAATCTAAGCTGAGAAGTTTTATCATATTCTTCCATAATAGGATTTAGTGTATCATTAAGTCCCAGGAATTTTAATTCTATTCGTTCATTGGAATTTTCCTTATAGAATCTAAGCCCATTTGCTTCTGCTAGCAAGCTGTCTCTATTATATAACTCCATATCACACCTCCTTAATATTAATAATATGTGCAAAAAGGTGCATCCCCATTAAATAGGGGATGCAATTACTGGAACTACGGTGATATTTACTTCTAAATCATTATACCTCGTGTATGATATAGAGAAAGCTCTACCGTATACTATAATAGGACTACTAGTTTTCTCCAGTGAATTTTCCAATACGTCAGCATCAGAAATAGATTTCAATTTGATATAAAAAATAATAGAACCATCTACGCTAGTAGCATCTATAGAAACTATATTATCTCCTATAACACTGTATAGCCCCATAGTCTCATCAAAGTATCTGATGATCATAGGGGCTACATCATCTTGCTGACCATGGAAATTTATGGAGTTTATATATGAAATTCTATCACTCATTTCTTTACAATACTCTCCTTATCTCCTTGGTGGCTTAGGTTTATTCCTCTCTGCATCTACAGCATTTTTAATGGCTAATCCCATATCAGTGGAATTATAATGCTGCGGCACCAATTCTTCAAATTGTTCTTCTAATTCTTCTGCCTGTTGTTGCTTTTGGCCTTCGTCAGTCGTTGCTTGGAGATATGCTTGATAGAATAACTCATGAAAATCCTCATATGGCATTTGTTGTAATTCTGTCAATGATGCAAATCCCTTGCAAAATTTACCAACTCTGATTACGTTGTCGAAGTATTGGCTATGAGTGCCAAAGGCCGCCGTGTAAAAAGCTGTGTTTCTACCGTAGTACCATTAGCCTCTGAGAGAACCTGCTCAGGAACTAATCTACCACACTTAGGACAAGTAGCACTCGGAATGATATACTCTACACGCTTCTTATCCTGATCTTCATCTCTCTGTCCTAATACAGCAATAAGCAAGTTATACTCATCTGTATCAAGAGATTTGATGATACGATTGTAGATGATAACACGATTCTTAATATTCTTAAGAAGTTCACCCTCTTTTCCCTTCGGAGCTGTTACAATTTCCTCAAGTCTATGATTAACCATATCAATCTTATAGAACTGATCGATGAATGGATAAATATCCAATACTTCTGAATACTTATTATAGAACTCCTGTCCTACTAATCCATATACAAATCTTCTATCATAGATATCAGGATTCTTTACTCCTACTGCAATATTATCTGTAATAGGAACGATCTTGGTAACAATATTTCTCTGCTGTCCTTTTGAAGGCCCTTTATCTCTGATAGCCATGAATTCTTTCTCAAATTCAGGATCAATGAATCTATACATATTCGATGTAGGAATATGTGCAGAGATCCATGCATGATTACACTTCTCATTCGGGCAAGTATATGGAATATGATTAGCATTATGGAATGTAGCATCATATACTGCAAAGAAAAGATCGTCTTCATCCTCAGAAGAGATAGTCTTAGCCCATGCTTCTACAGTATCCGGTTTATACGGATTCAGATCATGATCATATAATAACTTATATCTCTCCATAGCAGTATTCTGTCTATTTCTTCTGCCAGATGAGAAGTTAGACAGATTCTTGAGATCAATACCATTAAATTTACTCATGGTAATTGGAAGCTTGGAGTTGGATAAAGCCCAGTCACTACTATCAATAGACTTCCCTGAAGTAAGGGAAGATAATACTGATGTAGCGGAGATCTTTCCTGCCACCTTAAAGTCTGAAATATCTAATCTACGTGGAGCAAGATTCATGATCTTGGAAGCTTCCTCAGTAAATTCCTCGAATTCTTTCTGCTGCTCTTCCTCATCAAGATCTTCATCATTACCATCACCAGTCTCTGCTTCAAGCTCTTTAAGAAGATCATCTACATCACTATCGTCTTCATCATATGGGATTCCATCATATGGAAGATCATCCTGGGGACTCTCTGAATCTGCAGGATCTTCATAATCTTCAAGCTCACCTGCAAGTTCTGCTTCCTGATAATCACGAATATCAGAGATATTCTGTACAGGCTCAGGTCTTACTTCTGGTTCTGTTGCTCTGGCAATGTCATCGCCAGGATTCTGCTTATCAAAATCATTCATGAGATTATCAAATTCTGTATCATCTACAGTCTCATACTCATGATTATCTTCATGAGGTGGATTGAGATGGCTTACTCCCATCTGAGCAAGCTCAATATCCAGAGCTGCTTCAAGGGATTCATCATCAGATAACTCTTCTGCTGCATTTCCATCTGCTCCAATAGCATTACCCTCTTCATCGAATGTGATACCATTTCTAGCAGCAATCTCTTCATTTACAGCACTCTCTGCCATAAGAGCTTGAAGTTCTTCTCTAGCCTCATTCTGCTTACGAGTAATTACATCATGAAGTTCAGATTTAACTTTATCTTCCATAATCTCAGGGCCTTCCTCATTAGGATCCTGAATCTTTGGAATATCTGCCGGGTTAAATACTTTAACCCCATCTGATGTAACTTCTGATGCTTTAGTATTAGCCATTACAAGATCTACAGCATCATTTACTCTTTTCTTAGAATTAGCATCTTTATCAGGAGTATCTGTAAGACTAGTAAGATCTACAGTGATAGGTTTCTTCTTTGCTGCAAGATTGGGATCTGTGATCTGGATCGGGGCATTAGTAGCCTGCGTAGTTCTCAAATCATTAATATCAGCCATTTGTATTATTCCTCCTTTTTAATATACCACTTCCAATGATACTGGGGAGATATCGCTTGCAGAATCGTATGTATATACGACTCCATCTCTACACTGGATAATGATATTGATATACTTATGTTTTACTATTTCCAACTCTACTGAATCCATTAAGCATTCTGGTAAATAGGTATTAATCTGCTCTTCTACTATTCTTTTCAGAGTAGGTAATTCATCTTCCATTATATGACGATATCTAACTAAGTCACATCCCATTCTAGGAAATAATGGATTATGCCCTGGAGTTAAAAGAAGTAGTCTAAGAATATTAATACCTCTAGCAGAGTTCTCAGTAAGTTTCTTCGGTTCCCCGAAGTCATTGGTTGATAATAAATATTCTGTCATATTTATACCCTCCTAAATTATAATATTTGTTTCGCTTATTAGAAAAATATTCGTAATTACCCGAAACCTGTGCCAATTATAGGATTGTTTTCCTACGAGAACTTATAGGTAAGTCCGAAGGGGGTGCAAATAATGTCTGATTATATATTAAATGAAGCAGCTTCCAAAAGTAAAAAGAGATATAAATGCCCATACTGTGGGAAGCATGATACTAAAGATAATCTTGTATCTCATATTGAAAAATTCCATGAGGATATGATCCCGCAAGGATACTCAGCCAATAGAGTATTATTCAATTACATCAATAAGAAAGAGTATGGTACTTGTGTATGTGGTTGTGGAAGAAAGACTGAATGGAATGAAACCACTTGCAGATATAATAGATTATCTAGTGATCCTAAATGTAAGGAGAGATATATTGAGCAAGTCAATGCAAGAAAGGCTGCTAAGTATGGTACTTGGAATCTGGCAGCAGATCCTGAATTTCAAGAGAAGATGCTTGCTGGTAGAAAGATCTCCGGAACGTACAATTTCAAAGGTACTAAGTTCACTTATACTGGAAAATATGAGAAGAATGTATTGGAATTTCTTGACAAAGTAATGGACTATTCTCCCAGAGATATTATGTGTCCAGGCCCAATTATTCCATATGAGTATAATGGACAGCAATTACATTATATTTCTGATATGATGATTATTCCATATAATCTTATTATAGAGATTAAAGATGGAGGTGATAATCCTAACAACCGTCCGATGGAGTCATATAGAGAAAAGCAACTTGCTAAAGAGAAAAGGATTAAAGAAGATGGTGAGTTTAATTATGTGAGGGTAACTAATAATCAATTCGAGCAATTATTGGAAGTACTTGCTGAGTTGAAGCTTCAATTGATCGATGATACTTATGAGAAAGGAAATAAGATATTTAGAGTAAATGAAGCCATGGAACCTATGAATTGTAAAGATACACCTGTATTGGTGCATTATCAAAACAATATCACATTAGAGGAAGGATTATACGTAGCTAAGGATATTCTATTGCAAGAAGTATATATTGGAGATGATATAGAGGGTGGCCCTGAGGCATTGAGAGATTGTAGCTATAGTCTATATTATCCAAAGATCGATGTAGATATGTCATTATTTAAAAATAAGGTGTATGATAGTCAGAGTATCTATAAAGTATTTACTGGTAATGATCTCTATAGCTTCTCGCAGATAGCTTTAGATCCTGCATTAGATAAAGCTACAGATGTATGGGAGGAGATAGAAAATACTGAATATATTACTATGTCAAATTTATTGGGGGATGGGATGTCTAATCTCGACAGGTTACAGGAGGAATTAGATGAAGTAAAAGGAGGATTATGATGATAGCAATTCTCAACCCTGATGTGATACAGAGATATACTGAAATATTGAATATTTTGTTAGCATATGTAGCTCCATTTGCAAAGCTTACAGCTATTATATTTGGAACTATATATGGAATAAATCTTTTGATGGATATAGCATGGATTGTACATCAAATCCGTAAGAATGCTGAGAATTATCTTAATTCAAAAGATGATGAGTAAAGGAGCTTGATAATCATGGATACAATACAAGCAATGTCTGATCTGCTCAGAAAGTATCAGAGCACTTTAGACTCAAATACTGTTCTTGAAAGTGTTACCACGGAGAATGACTTCAGATCATCTTTAGATGATATTAAGAATAGTATCATGATAACTAAAGACGAGATTCCAAATCATGTACCATTATTCAATCCAGAAGAGATATATAGAACTGGAGTAGTTGATGATATGAATGATGACGAGAAGAAGTGGTTGGATAATTATAGTAGAACTTGCATGATTGGAGCTGGAGATAATTATAATGGGCTGGTAAGGGAAGCCTATGCTAATTATTTAGCTGATGATTCTGAAGAGAATAAGAAAGCATTATTAAAGATAGGCTGGCCTTATTCTATAGAACCTACAACAGAAGCATTCTTAGCAGCTAGAGAGAATCTTTGGGAATATGTGCAAAATAGATCTGTGAGAATGATTGATCTTACAGAGACTACTGCTAATATGAAAGAAGAATATGCTTTAAGTGAATCAGCTGAAGATTTGCTTAGACCTGTGTACATAGTCTGTACATTCACCTATACTACATTTGGTAAACTGGTTACTAGTGTAACCTCTTCTGCATATTCTCATAGTGCAATAGGATTTGATGCTGCTTTAGATAGATTATATTCATATAATATGAATGCTAAAGCTAGAGGAGGATTATCATTTGAATCTATTACTGGATATTTGAAAGATTCTCCTGCAGCAAAGATCTTTGTCCAGGTAGTATTTCTACCTAAGAGACAATATGATAAGCTTAGAGGTAATCTGGATTGGTACATAGCTAATTGGAGGAATGCTACTTATTCTGTAAGCAATCTATTCAATGTAGTGGCTAATAAGACTAAGCATAAAAATCATGATTTGAGTATGATCTGTTCTCAATTCGTAGATTCTATGCTTAAATTCGTTAGCTTAGATATTACCAATAAACCTAGTAACTTAGTTACTCCTGCGAATCTTTCTCAGGTTAAAAATCCTACAGTATATAAAGTATATGAAGGAGAAGCTAAAGACTATAATCCTAAGAAGATTCAGGCTATGGTAAACAGATTACAGAAGCATGCTAAACCAGCTGCTTCTACTGTATATGAAGCTGCTAAGATTTATTTTTCAGGAACTACAGATGATCCAACGGTATTAGCAATATATGAAGCAATGGATAATATGCTTAAAGCTAGATCTATTTGCATTGAAACTAATCTTCCTATAGAGATAGATGATAATGGTGATCTTACTATTACTACCTATAAGAATTATGAAACTAAATATCAAGAGATTCATACTCTTCTGAAGAGTTTAGATAATACTGATGCTATGAAAGATGAATTATGCAAACTTTGGTGGATTAATTGTAAATTGGAAGGGAAGATTCAAGCTTGTAGGAATAAGAAGAAAGAGAAAGAAGTAAAGGATAAGT